TTAATTTATTATAATATTGTATAAATATATCATATGGAAAAAATCCCTTTAATTAATATTAAAACAAAAAAAATAGAATATACTCAAAATCCAATTAATCTTTTATATTATTTAACACATAGATTATTAACTAAATCAGAATTAATCTCACATAAAATAAATTTATCATATGATGAAATTATTACTACGATATCTCAATCGGAAGACCTTATACCGTTATATGATATATACACCGCAAATATTTATTTAATAAATTCTGAAAATTTATTTAAAAGAATCACATATAATTCATATCGATTCCCAACACAAAATGTATTGGATACGTTGGAAGCTGAAATATCTAAACTTAATGTATCTTCAAAAGATATTATTATCAAGAGAAAAATAAATAAATTTTTTTTAATGAAAGAATTCATGAAAAATTTTAATTTAAAAATCCTAGAAAATACATTCTATAGATCTATGTATAAGAATTCGCCAGAACTTGGTAAAAATTTATTATTTTGTAAAAGACCATCATTTAATAAATATATTCACAATTCTAAACCATATTATACAAAATCAGAAATTATTAATATAAGTAAAAATATGGGTAAAAAAATTAATATAAATACTTTATCAGAATCAAAACTTATTGAATTATGTAAATATGTAAATTCAAATGATATCTCCTCAAAAATATTATATCTTCATCAAATGCATACGATTAATAATAATATGTTAGGGTTAATTCAATATTATACAATTCAAGGTGCATATAATATTAATAGATATCTTCGTTCACAAATTCGTACTAATGAGTTTCTTAATAAAATTATAATCGATTTACATAAATTATGTCTAAGTGCTCCTGCTTTTGATTCAGATTATGTAGTATATCGTTTTATAAAAGATGATTATTTATCACATTTAAAAGTTAATGATATTTATGAAGGAAATACATTTATAAGTACAACTAGAGATCCATTTTATCGTCCAGATCAATATAATTTTGGTTTTATCTTAGTAAAAATATCCCTACCTAAAAATATTGTTGGGGTAGGGTTATCATTAGAGAATATTTCCCATTTTCCAGAAGAACAAGAAATAATCTTACCACCTACTACTAAATTAAAATTAATTGCGACAAACTCAGATATTGAATATTATCATACGGACCTTAGTTTACGTTCAAAGATAAATACTTTATATGAATTTAAATGGGTAGGTAATTCAAAACTCGACGAATCATTCAAAACAAAATCTCAAATAAATTTGATGCATGTTGATTTTCTTAAAGAACATTTGTCAAAATCAAATGTATTAGAAGAACGTATTAAAATTTTTTATCAAAAATATATCACAACAAATTCTATTAATCAGTTTACAACGACAATTGGAAATACAGATTTTACAGTGATATTTGAAGATTATAATAGTTTGGGTGCTTATAAAAATTTCTATTCTATAAAAACGGATAAAGGTGTATCTATGTACGTATTTGTTGAGAATTATTTATTATTTTTATTAGAAATAGGAACAGTTAATAATATTGAACAGATTCATTTAAATTATTTTGTAAGATATAATACTCTTAATAAAAATAAAATAATGTCAGATGAAGATTTATTATATTTTATTTCATCAATAGGATATTATTTTAGTATTGATCATATCATTATATATGCAGAATATAAACCGTGTCTCTTATTTAAAAATAATATCCAACGTACGACGGATGATACTATGACTGATACTATGACTGATACTATGACTGATGATGATACTTTACATAATGAATTAATTGGAAATTATTGTGAAGATTATTATCAATATATGAAATATAAAATTAAAAGGTTCTCTAAAGCTAATACGAATAATTCTGAATTAAATCCAAAATTTTCTTATTATGATCTTGACCAATTATCTAAGATAAAAGTTGATGGTTTTTTTACATCTATTGATGATGAAATATATCAAATATATGATAAATCATATAAACTAACTAATCCAAAATCAACTATTGCAGATTATATGATTTGGATTATTGAAAATAAATGTTATTTAATAACTAATTTTATAAAAAAATTAGTATCGTTATATCCAGAAATAAATCCATTTTTTAGAGATATGTATATATTAAATCCATCTATTTATTTATATAATAGAGGAAAAACAATGTCATATGATACATTCTATGATATTGATGTCAATGAAAGAACATTTATTACCAGAACAAATGATTATAGAATGATAGATCTTAGAACGAATATATAAGAAAATGTTTTAATACAAAATTTGTTCTAATTTATACCTCCCTAATATCGTATTATAACACTCGATTTCTTCTAAATATGACCTTATAATTATATAGATAGGTTCAGACATAAATAAATTCAAACAATCTATAAATCTATTAAATCTATTTATTTCATTGAGTTGATTTATTTTTAATGAATATATTTGATTACAACAAACAGTAATATTTAATAGCAACATAATACGACTCGTATTAATCGTATTAATCGTATTAATCGTATTAATCGTATTAATCGTATTAATCGTATTAATCGTATAGTCATATCCAAAATTTATACTATAATTTGTTGTAGTCTCAATAAAATTATTTATAATTATATTATCAGAATGAAAAATATCTAATCCTGATATAAATTCTGCATTTATAAAAATAATAACATTCGAACATTTATTTAAGACTAGATGATTTATTTTTGTATCAATATATATAGATATATTTTGAGAGGATTCAATATAATATGTTTTGGTAATATCCTCTGGTAAAGATATTTTTATTATCTGATTTGATAAACCAGATAAAAACGTATGTTGTAAATAGCACTTATGCCATGACTCGAAAATGTTTGTTAAAATACATTCCATATAAAATGTATATATTAAGGATGTATAAAAATAAAAAAAATGGCTGATAAATATATTTATATAAAAATACAAAACATATAAAAATATTTATAAATATAAAATATAAAACATATAAAAATTTATATTTTTAATATAAATTTTTATAAAAAAAAAATCTTATTTAATATTATAATGGCAGTTGATACAAAAAATATAATTAAATGGATTTGTTATGTAAGTGTTTGCTTAATGTTATTATTTTCAATTCTTGGTTTCACCATATGGAATAATGGATGCAGTGATAATATGGTAGCATATTTTAAAGGTTTAGCTGTTTTAGGTTTTATCAATGCAGTTATTCTATTAGCATACAATTTTAGTGCTTCCTTCAGAAGATATCTACCTCTACCAACGGATTCCTAAATAAATCTTATAAAGTTATTTAATAGACAAAAATATATTTTTGTCTATTATTTTGAATAAATATTATTTCGAATAAATAATATTTCCAATATTATTTCCAATATAATTTCCAACCTGTAATATTATTAGATGCATCTTCAATATAAGTAATAGTATAACATTTACTTAATAAAAAAGTTTTTACATCCTCAATTGTTTTTGTTTGGTATTTGTCAGATAATTCTAAATTAGTTATAGAACAATATTTTTGCATAAGTATATCTGCACTTAGGATTTTAGTTCGAATTAAAGCTAATAGTTGGTTAAAATTACGTTCAAATAACATTTCAGTTAGTTCTAATTTAGTTGGAAAATTATATTGATTTACTACATATTTTTGGTCTAAAAATGTTTGATTCGGATTATTAAGATTATTAAGATTATTAGGAGTTGCCATCTATAGGAATTATTATAGGTTTCTGTTTAAATCGATTTATATCGAAATAAAAAATCAATCTATTTTAATATCAAATTTAATCCCCTTGATTTCTTTTTTATGTATTTTATAATCGGACGAATTCGAGAAATATTTTTCAAATTCATTCTTAGTAATAGGTTTCTGACCATATGAACCTTTATACCAATCTTTATAAATTTCATATACGGTCTCAATTTTCTCAGAATGGTCTTCGATACTCTTATCTTCTTTATAAGTAATATAGTTATCTTTAATAAAATGATATATTGTATCACTTTCTGAACGATAAGATTCAGTATCAATTCGGACTTTTTCAGGAATTTTTAAACCTAAACCCTTTTTCTTAGCTTCGTCTTTTAAATATCGAGGTAGGACTCTTCGTAATAGATACCACATTAGGGCTGGTTTCCATAGGTCAAATTTTTCATTAAGATCATTATCTCTTTTGTATTCATTGGGTTTTTTGGGATCTGGATTATCAACAAATTTAGATCCAAAATCTAATTTAATAATACGTCTCCAAGTTCCCCCATCAAGTGATGGAATAATAGGAAGGTTATTACATGCTAAAATCATTTTAAACATTGGAGTAAAATAAAACATATCTCCATACATAGGTCTTACTGCAATTTTATCTCCTCCTGATAATAATTTCATTGTTGCAATATTTAATGTTTCATTTACTCCTGTTTCATTTGCACTTACAAATCGTTTTCCTGGTTTATCCGCAAGACCATGGGTAGGTGTTGATGCATCTGGAGTTGGTCCTGTTAAAATTTTTGTTGGGATTGTTCCGGCATAATCATTTAATAATTTTACAATTAATTCAATTGTTGTAGATTTTCCATTAGCTCCTGAACCAGGCCAAAATGTAAAACTTTGATTACGAATAGATGCATCAATATATGATATAATAGTTCTTAACAAATATTCTCTTACTTCTGGATCTGTTTGCACCTTTGCAAAATAATCTAATACCTCCTCCACATAAACATAACCATCGTCAAATTCTTCAAAATTATATCCAACAGAGTACGTTATATAATCTTCTGGAACACCTTGTCTGAAAGTTTGTGTTTTTAAATCAAATACTCCATTCTCAAAACCAATTAGGTGAGGGATAGCATTTAATTTCTCTACAAATTTATTATCATAAAATTTATGACTGCATTCTTTAATTACACTTGCTTTAAATGAGACCGTTTTTAAATTTTTATTCAATTCATGCATCTTTTTAAAATTTTCAACATCTTTTTCATGAGAAGCATTTTGTGCTTGAGAATCTTCTTCTTCAATAGAAGGATTATTTTGTTTTTTTGATTGCATTATATAATGTAATTGAGCTGTAAATTCAGATGATATTTTTTCACTAAGAGTATATGCATCTTGAACTAAAATCCATCTCGGTGATTGAAATTCATACCAAATATTACGTTTAATATCAACGCATACAAACTGTCCTTCATACATTTGATGAATAACTTTTGCAATATCATAATGAGTCCCAGAACTCGCAATAGCTATTAATTTTTCACAATGTCTATTAATTATTTCTTTAAAAGCTCGGGGATTATCTTCTCGAGCCCAATTTTTTAAAGATGGTAAACCATAACCATTTGATTTTGCGTCTCTCCATACTTTTTCACAACATCCATTTTCATATTTAGTAGAACGTTTTGAAAATTTTATAAAGAGAGGTAGAAAACCATGCCATATATTATGCAAAGTCCAACCAATATTAACCCACGTTCCAAATGCTTCGGCTCTCTTAGATGTTAATATCCCAACTAATTCTTCAACCATTAATTTTTGTTCTGGTCTAAGATTACTCGGTGCGATTACTTTCGAACAACAATCACAAATGGTATTTTTACCAAGAGATACATTATTTAATACTTGCATCGGTTTTTGTTTAAGAGGTATTGGTTCATCATCCGGAATAACATCAAGATCATTACAATCTTCTGTATTATTATCATCTGCATTAATAAATTTATAACCATATTCTCTCCGTGCAAGGTTTCGTGCATTGATATCATTTTTATCATCTACTAAATATAATGAATCATTCGAATCGTATGATCTTAATAGACATAGATCAATTATAGAACTCGTATCTAAATTATTATCAACCAAACATAATTTAGAATCATAAATTGCTGTTAATTTATAAGGAGGTCTATTCGGTTTCGATGAGCCAAACATTAAAACTCCATTTGCATAGATAACTGATTTATCACATACATCAGTAATATCATTAATATGGGGAATCTCAGCGAATACTTTTTCAGAGATAATTGCTTCTAAGGTTTGTTTATATAATAGATACCTATATTCTACTTTTAAAGGTAGATACGGGTACACAATATGAAATCCATCTTTATAAGTAATTCCATCCTTCTTTTCCTCTCGTGTAGGTTCATCTTTTTCAAGAATATATGTATTTAATGTATCATTATTTGTAATTTCAAATAATTCTTCTATTATATTGTTATAAATTTCAATAATTGATTTAATATGAGTATGGGTATAAAATCGACCCTCTTCATTTGTTCTAAAATCTATATCAATTATTACAGGACCAACTCTCTTCCCTTGATGTTGTTCTACAATTGAACATGGATAATTTTCATTGACCATTTGTTTATAAAGTCTATTGAAATCCTCATATGCAGTTCCAATCATACTAAAGGAACCAAACATACCATTCCCCATCCCAGTGTGCGTAATAATTGCATCTGGCGAAACATTTTTATTAACCCTATGGCTATTTAAAAATTTATCAAAAACGTATAATATATTTTCCATTTGTTGAATCATATAAAGTAGTTTTTAAATATATAATTATTATATATATTTAATTTTAAAATTTAATAAATCAATTTTTTGTATAGGAGAACCCTAATTTGTAGCCACAATGACCATTCAGCCAATTTTGATATGCTTTGTAAAAATGATTCAGAGTATACTGTGTAAAAATTGATTTAGATTTAGACTAAAGACTTAAAATAATATTGTATAATATAATATATATAATTATTAAAAATGAAGTTTTGTTCTAAATGCAATAATATTATGGATATTGGTAAGTCTGCACCCAAATCTGTGTCAAATATTGATACACCTCAAACAGTAAGTACAGATGGTGAAAGTGAAAGAGAAAGTGAAATCGAGACTAAAACTCAGACTAAAACTCAGACTAAAACTCAGACTAAAACTCAGACTAAAACTCAGACTATATCTAAAATAAACGAATTAGATGAGATGCAACATGCATATATTGTTTGTAAGAACTGTTCATATTTTGAACAACTCTTAGAAAGAACATTAGTATTTAGTCGGATGAATGATGATATGACAACTACTCAAATAGATTTATCCAGATATAAATATATTACTCATGATCAAACTTTACCTCATACCAGAGATTACGTATGTCATAATAAAGATTGTACTTCTCATAAAAATCATTTGGTAAAGGATGCTGTATGGTTCAGACCAAATCCTAATTCATATGCAACGTACTATGCATGTTGTCAGTGCAAAACTATTTGGAATCAAAGTTAATATATTATTTAATTATAAAAATTGATTTTGAAATAAAGTATGTTAGTATTATTTATAATATATAAACAAATATTATAAATACAATTTATTCGAGATGAAATGCCAAGTCTGTTCAAAAAAATTAACAATATGCAATGTTGTTCATTGCGAATGTGCACAAACTTTATGTTATGCACATAGATATTTTGATAAGCATGTATGTACGATTAATTATAAAGAGAAAGATCGAAAAATATTAAGTCAAAGTTTAATTAAAATAGAATCTGATAAAGTTATTAAAATATAATTTTTTATTAAAATATAAATAATTAATTAATAATCTCTAATTCAGATACTCTCCATTTTTCTTTTAATCCATTTGGTAGGGTTCTGATAATAATTAATGGGATTAATTTGGCTTCTAATTCTAATTTTGCAATAATTTTTGGATCTAAATTACCAACATTTTTAATCATTGGTTTGGCTCCATAAGATAGTTGGGTAGCTCGTTCTCCTAATAAACGAACTCTTTCATAAATTGTCATATATTTTTTTGTAATACGTTTATCATTGGGGATATATACAGATGAGTTATATGTTTTTTCTTCGTCCTCTGCGAAATCATCTTCTATTTCAAATTCATCTAATATATTTTTTGCTTTCTTTTTTTTACTAGTAAATTTATATAAACAATCTCCATCATCTTCTTTTGAAACTTCTTCTGTCTCTGCTTCAACTTCTTCAGCTTCTTCAGCTTCTTCAGCTTCTTCAGCTTCTTCTTCGGCTTCTTCTTCTTTTTCATCATCTAGATTATCATCCGATTCAATATCTGCTTCTTTTGGAACATTTGCATTTTCTTTAGGTTTTACTTCAGAATCTCCTTCAATATCTGAATTAGTATCTGCATCAGACAATAATTCTGCTTCAGTATCTACATTTATATCTATATCAGAATCAGTTTTATCAACATTCGAAATTAAATCGGGGTCATCTTTGGGTTTAACCTTGCCACCAGTCTTAGATGTAGATGTAGATGTAGATTTAGATTTAGATTTAGTTTTAGTTTTAGTTTGGACTTTGTTTATAGATTTGACCACGGGTTTTGCCACGGGTTTAGACAACGGTTTCGCCACGGGTTTAGTATTTTTTTTAGGAGGCATGTTTAATATATAATTATATCTTATATTTTTATATAAGAATATATAATTTTTAAATCAATTTTTATTATTTTTAATACGATTGTGTATAAATGTCTGTGTAATCGTATGTATAATCGTCTGTGTAATCGTCTTTAGTTGATGAATATATTTATATGATGCAGGATTAAATATTGGTTCTGAATATAAAGAACATAATTTATCAGGATCATTTAATAAATCTTCTATAATTGAATGAAACATATCTAATCCTATCTTTGAGATATCTTTTATATGAATAATTCGTTTTAAATTAAATATTTTTGCATTAAAATCTGAAATATCGCCAAAATATATCGGTATACAATTTGATTCAAAAGATTGAGGTAATTTCTCTGTAAGATATCCTTTACCATATGAATTTTCCGCACATATATTAAATAAATAATCTCTCATAAATTTTACTTTATCTTCACTTGAAGGTCCTAGTAATCGTCTATCCATATTATTTAATGCAATCCCTGGACAATCTACGTGGACAAATCTGGACATAGTCAGATATAGAGGAGTTCTTATACCAGTATTATCATGAGAGTTTATTAGGCAACATTTTTTTAAATTGAGTACATAAGATATATCACAATTTTTAACAAAGTTATTCTTCTCTGTAAAATATTCTTCAGAGTATGAACTCATATATAGGATCCATAATGGATAATATAATTGAATAACATTAGGAATAGGATCAGTTATAGAATCGGTTATAGAATCGGTTATAAAACCTATCACAATATTTGGTACAATCTGTGTTTGATTTATAAATTCTTTAACCCTTGATGGATTTTCTCCATTAAATAATATCTTTAAACAATCTTCCTTAATCATTATTTGACGTCGATTGTTATAGAAGACACTCATCACAATAACATCATACGAATCATCCTGAACAATCTTATATGATGGTTGGGTTTGTTGCGATGTTTGCGATGTTCGCGATGTTTGTCGCGATGTTTGTCGCGATGTAAGATATTCCGTTATAAAAAAAGTATCAGGATTTAATCCATTCCAAAAATATTCATATCGAATCCTTAACATAAAATTATTAAGATATAATTAAAATAAATTTAATTATTTATATATATATATTATATGGATTTAGTTAAGCAATATTTATTAAACGACGTATGTCAATTTAAATTATTTGGTACATATCGTCCTGAAAAAATTAATATTGTATCAATTAGTTTTTTCAAAATGAAATCACATTATAAAAATTTTAATATATATATTAATGG